TGACCTTTGATCAGTCATTGACTAAATAAAAAGGTTTACCGGTAAACCAATTGTTTAATTTAAGCCATTGGTATTATGGAAAGCATTGTATTAGACTTACTGAAAAAACAGGGTGAACAGCTCAATAATATTGAATCTCTGTTATCAATTTCAAAAACTGTCCTCAACCTGGACGAAGCTTGCACACTTACCGGATTGTCAAAAAGTCATATTTACAAATTGACTTGCTGGCAAAAAATACCATTTTACAAACAGGCCAAACACCTGTATTTTGACAGGTTAGAATTAGAGGCATGGTTAAAAACAAACCGTTTTAAGCCTTCAGATGAACTGGAAAAAGAGGCAGCAACTTATGTAACCCTCAATAAGAAAGGGCTGAACAATGGAAAGTAACCACCTGAACAGCCCTGATGCTTTACATAAAGGATACGACAAAGATACGAATTTACAGTAACTTAACCAAGACTTTGATTTTGAAAAATTCGGTATCGGGGTTGAGGAAATAAAAACTGAAGTTGAACAACTGATTAAGCAGGGCAATGAAGCAAACGAAAATAAAGGTTTGTTTTTGGTAAAGACTGCCAACTGTTGGATTGAACAGGCGAAAACCCGACCTATACCGCAAATGTTATTTAGCGAATTATGGTATCAGGGCGAACTTTGTATATTATTTTCCGATACGAACTTAGGAAAATCATGTCTCGCTGTTCAGATTGCCAATAGTATAAGTAAAGGAGTACCGGTCCCGGGGTTTAAGATGGAAGCCGAACAGCAAAAGGTATTATATTTTGATTTTGAACTTTCTGATAAACAGTTTGAAGCAAGGTATTCAAAAAACTTTGAACAACATTACACCTTTAACGAAAATTTTTTAAGAGCAGAAATTGACCCCGAAAAATCCGACTTCAAAGAATTTGGTTTTGAAAATTTTGAAAAATATCTCTACTATTCTTTAGAAAACAGAACCATTGAGACAGGGACAAAGGTTTTAATCATTGATAATATCACATATTTAAAAGATGAAACAGAAAAGGCAAAATCTGCCTTGCCTTTAATGAAATATTTGCAAGCGTTAAAAAAGAAATACAGGCTTTCTATTCTGACACTTGCACACACCCCGAAAAGGGACTTGTCAAAACCGATTACCAGGAACGACTTACAAGGCTCTAAAATGCTTATCAATTTTTGCGACAGTTCCTTTTCAATTGGTGAAAGCAGCCACGATAAGAACATACGTTATCTAAAACAGATTAAAGCCAGGAATACCGAAATAATTTACGACGCCGAAAATATAATTGTCTGTCAGATTGAAAAGGCTGATAATTTTTTACAGATTGAGTTTCTCAATTTCGGAACAGAACGGGAACATTTGAAACAGTACAGCGAAAGCGAAAAATCGGAACTGGAAAACAGCATTAAAGGTTTGCTGCAAACCGAACCGTCTTTATCAGCTTATGCCATTGCAAAAAGGTTATGCACGGACGAAGGCAAGTTTAACAGTTTCAAAGTAAAAATCAGCAGGATTGTAAACAGGATTAGTAATAGTAGTAACACTTAGTAACACTTAGTAACACTTAGTAACACTTGTTACCAATGTTACTATTTGTTACCAAAACAGAAACGTAAATGAATGAACACCGATACATATTAGAGCAAAAAACGAACTTCGGAAAGTTCTCTTCCTATTTGCTGAACCCCTTTAAGGATACGTTTTGTTTGAACGGGCGAAGGGTTTTTTATCCCTTTGATATATTGAGCCAAAAGGCTTTGATTCATTCCTATACGTTCAGAAAGTGCCTTTGCATTGATAACCTTATAAAAATCAAAGAAACTTTCGAGGTCATAACTAAATTTGATTCCATCAATACTATAAACAAAGCCCTTATCTTCAAAAGCAAGGTTTACAGCCTCCAAAATATTGGCTTTAAGTTCCTCAAAGGTATCCCCAACGGTTGCAATAAAATTATTTTCCACCGAAGTATGGGCACTATACCCCGTATCCTCTTTTACTACAGTAATATTGATCTTAGGCTTTTTCATCTTTTATCTGTTTTAATATCCGTTAATTTCAACAATGCTTTTAACAAACCCTTTTTAACCTCTTTTCCGGCATGGTACGGAACGGTAAGCTGTTCGGGTTTTGTAGGGTGCTGCATAATTACATGGCTACCCCTTTTCCTTACTTCAAACCATCCGTCCTTTTTTAATATCCTGAAAAGTTCATTATATTTCACAAATACAAAAGTAATAAATTTATTACTTATACGCAAATGAGTAATTATAGTTACATATTAGAACCATACAAGGGAATGAACACCCGTTACCATTGCCCTGGCTGTAACCACAGGGATAAAACATTTGTAAGGTATATTGATACCCAAACAGGGAACCACGTTGCCCCCACCGTTGGCAGGTGCAACCGTGAAAGTAACTGCGGATACCATTACACCCCGAAACAATACTTTCAGGATAACAATAACTCATTTGATACACCCCAGGCAAAACCATACCATAAACCGAATGCTGTTACGCCTCAACAAAAGCCCGTTTCCTTTATTTCCGTTGAGGTATTCAAAGCCAGCCTGCAAAGCCACGAAACGAACCACTTTATAAAGTTCCTTATTGATCTGTTTGGGATTAAGGTTGCAAGGGATCTGATAAGTCGTTATTTTATTGCCACCTCAACGCATTGGAACGGTGCAACGATGTTTTGGCAAATTGACATTGCGGGGAAGGTAAGAACGGGCAAAATAATGCTTTACAGCCCCACCACGGGCAAAAGAGTAAAAGAGCCGTAATCATATTAACTGGGTACATAAAGCCCTTAAAATGTCTGAATTTGAGCTAAGGCAATGTTTGTTTGGTGAACACTTATTACAGGATAAGACAAAGCCCGTTGCAATAGTTGAAAGCGAAAAAACAGCTATCATTGCCAGCGTATATTTGCCCCAGTTCGTTTGGGTAGCCGTTGGCAGCCTTACCAACCTGAACGCTGAAAAATGCCAGGTACTTGATGGGCGAACCGTTGCATTATTTCCCGACCTCAACGGGTTTGACGACCTCAACGGGTTTGAGAAATGGAGCAACAAGGCAAAAGAACTTTCACACCTTGCAATATTTACCGTTTCCGATTTACTGGAACGCAAAGCCACCGAAGCGGAACGTAAACAGGGCTTTGATTTAGCAGACTATTTAATAAAGTTTGATTACAGGGAATTTGCTTTACCTGGACCAGCCAAACAGCTCCCAGTTGTTAAACCGTTGGTTGAGGTGAAAAGAATTGCAGATATTGAACCAGTTAACGGTTTCAGGAAAGCTGGAAAGCTAAAGCCGTAAAACTGGGAACAGGATATTTCAGAATTGGAACAATTCTTTAAGATCGTTAAGCTACCAACCCAGCCCATAAAACTGGATAAGTTTAATAAGATAACAGATATTTCTTTATTTATTGAATCTCACTTATCTATTGTGAAAGGACAAAACGGGAATATGAGATATTTACCGTACCTCAACCGGTTACAAGAATTAAAACAGTATATAAACCATAATTTGAATTGATATGAAAGCAAAAGAAATTGAAGCCCTGGAAGGGTATATAAAAACAGATTTTCCGGCTGCCGTGGCTGGGGCCGGTGAAACTCTGCTCAGCTCCGGGGGCTTTTTTAAATAACAGACGAAAAACAGACGAAAATGGCAGGAGGAAAAGGAAAAATCTCAGGTGCGGACGGCAAACCATTTGTTAAGGATGATCCACGCATAAACCGGAAAGGCGCACCGCCAAAGTTACCGGAACTGGATGTTATTTTAGCTGAGGTTTTCACAGAAAAAGAAAGGATTGATCTGTTAAGGACTTTGCTGAAAGAAGCATTAAAAGGCAATGTTCGGGCAATAGAAATATTGTTAGATAGGATTTATGGAAAGGTTAAACAACAGACAGAGCTTTCAGGCTCTATTATTACCGCACCGATAACAGGTATTCAAATAATATTAGATGATAGCAAAACTTAAATTGCAGCCTAAACAGGTACAGGCGGCCCAGTACTGGACTGATGATATTTCAGAAGAAATATTATACGGTGGCTCAAAAGGTTGCGGTAAAAGTTATCTTGGTTGTTCGCTTATATTCTCTGATGCGTTACTCTATCCGGGTACGCATTATTTCATTGCCAGGCACAACCTGAATGATTTAAAGAAATATACAACGCCTTCAGTCATTGAAATGTTCTCAAAATTGGATCTGCCTTTTATAGATTACGTTTCATTTAACGGTCAGGATAATTATTTTGATTTGCATAATGGCAGTAAGGTTTTTTATATTGATTGTCATTTCCTGCCGTCTGATCCTGAATACCACAGGTTTGGTAGTTTACAGTTTACAAGAGGTTGGTTTGAAGAAATAGGGCAAATAGATAGTCTGGCAATTATTAACTTGTCCGTGACGGTTGGCCGGTGGAAAAATACTGAATACAAATTAAAGAGAAAACTATTAATGACTTGTAATCCCAATAAGGGATATGCTTATAATAAATTTTACTTAACCGAGAAAAATGGCAGCTTACCAGCTTACAGGAAATTCATTCAGGCACTTCCGCAGGATAACAAGTATTTAACAAGTGATTACCTGGATTCTCTTGGCAGGCTCCCGGCGAATGAAAGGGAACGGCTAAAATTCGGTAACTGGGAATATGACAGCGATCCGACTACATTAATCGGTTATGACACTATAAACGACATGTTCTCGAATGATTTTGTTAAAAGCGGCAAAAAGAGGATAGTTGCTGATATAGCACGGTATGGATCAGATCGGGCACTTATAACTGTATGGGATGGATTAATATTGATTGATTACCTGGCCTTTGATATTTCTTCAATGGTTCAAATTCAGAATGCCATAACTGCTATCAGAATTAAATATGCCGTTCAAACATCGGATATATTAGTTGATGAGGACGGGATCGGTGGCGGCGTCGTGGATAACTTGAAATGCAAAGGATTCCTGAATAATGGCAAACCAACAATAGCAACCTATCAAAACCTGAAATCTGAGTGCGGTTATAAGTTAGCAGATAAAGCCGGTTAGATTTTTATTAAGTGTGAATTGCCGGATCGGGAAATTGAGATGATAAAACAGGAGTTAGGAATGTTAAAGACGTATGAATCAGATAAGGACGGCAAACTAAGGATACTACCAAAGGAAAAAATCAAAGAACATATCGGGCGGTCACCTGACTGGCTGGATGTTTTCACTATGCGGATGTTTTTTGAAGTTGCTAAAATAGCCTCAACAAATGTCTGGGTATGAGAAGATAATTGTTTAGTTTTACTAAGTATTCTGCACAAAAAAAGAAATTACAGGAATCGGACACTATAAAAAAGACTTTTAATAAAACCGATTTTGCCGACTATTTATTACAAAAAAGGCTTATATTTGAATACCATTTGAAGTTTTGACAATCCAAAAGCGGTGCGCACCGGACACCGTATCTGCTGCGATAAGACATACAGAAAGGCTGTGAATATACTAGCAAAGAAAGAAAGTAGCTTAAACAGTCTTAAAATAGCTTTTTATAAATAACAGGTAAATAATAGGGCGGAACAGAATTCCACCCATAAAACTATGGATGAAATAATAATAACATTGACAAAAGATGAATTAAGAACTCTGGCTCACATAATGGATAACTTCACGGGTTACATGATGGGTGATGACAGAGCTGATTATAGGGTGGGGATGTTGAAATATTACAGAGAAATGAAAGGCGAGGGAAGGGATAAGATATTAACTTTGGCTGGAAAATTAATTGGATTAGACAAACTTTACAATAAAGTAGTTTAAAAACAATGAATTTGAACTAAGTCAGCAATAAAATGGGTTTTCCGGCTTATTTCAGACAAAAAAAAGCTTATGAAAAAACTTTATTACGGTGAT